ATTTATTTATCGTGCAAATTTTTTAACATTATAAACATTTCAGAAGCAGTATAATTTTGTGCTTCAATACAACTATCAAAGTGTTTTTTTGTTTTCTGAGTTCTGCCTTTATGCGTGATTGTGCCAATATATTTACCTTTATTTTTTATAACATTTACAAAATAGCCCCTTCCTTCTACTATATTAGTCATTTTAATAAAATCCGGTAATCCTAAAAACCTATCGTTTTTTTTCATGTTGTTGATTTACTTTCAAAAGCTATAAAACCTAATTCATTTAATTCCTTTAACCTATATTTTTGCAAAGGCTTTAAAGTATCATTTTTTTCTTTACATTCTATAAATATAGGTGGCTCACCTTTTTTTAATGCTAATAAATCCGGGATACCATTTTTATTGGTTTTGATTAAATTTATAACATAATAACCCTTATTTTTATATTCGTTAATTACTTTATTTTGGTGTTTAGATGCCATAATCTTGCTTAAATATTTTTAAATTATAATCCTTTTTGTTTTGTACAGATTTATAAATTTTTTCTTCTATTCCATTCCTGGAGAAAATCCAAAAAACATCATTGTTTTTGCGTTCCATTGTTGTTAATCGATCTCTACTTTGCCAATAACTAACAGCAGAAAAATCAATATTGTAATAAACTAAATAATCTGCATTTCTTAGACTTATACCCTCTCGACCGCTTACTATTTGTAAAGCTATGTTTTTATCTGAAGTATTAAATTCTTCTAAATTATCGGTTAAATTATCTTTATATATTTCTTTTAATGCGTCATATTCTGCCTTAAATTTATAAAAAATACCTATTTTATTATTTTTAAACCTTTCCTTTATAAATTCAGCTTTTGAGTAATCTAAAACCTTTCTTTTACCGCTTTCAAATTTTACTGTTCCGCTATAAAGTTGATGCAATTTTGATTGTAATTTTACACTAGTATCAGCTAAAACAACTTCGTTTTTACCCTCTATTACTAAATCGTTTTTCAATTTTTCACAAAGATCATAAGTCAAACTATTCATGTCACAGTAAAGGATGTTTTCATTTACGTTAGTTTCAAAACCAGCTTGTTTTTGTGTAAATGTAACTAAATATTTATCAATAATAGGCTTTATTTTATCATAATTAGCCTCTGAATAATCATTTACGTTCGCATAGCCTAAATACTTTAATTTTACATTAACGTAACTCTTAGCCCATTTATAAAAGTTATTTTCTTTAAACGGTGAATAGTTAGAAACCCAAAACTGATGAAACACTTGGCTGTAACTTTCGGGAAATGGTGTTCCACTTAAAAAAACCATAGGCAAATTACTATATTTCTGTTTAAATATTTTAGCCGACTTATTGGGTTTTGGAAATGCGCCGAACCTGTGATGTTCATCATGTATAACAAAATCAAAATCTAACCCTAATTTATGGATGCTTTCATCATTTAAGACTGTTATATCAAAAGTAAAATTAAAGTTGCTGTAATCGTCTAATATTGATTTTATAGCTTTCTTTTTAGTTAAGAATAAAACGTTTTTAGCCTTGTATAAATTTGCAATATTTAAAGCTGTTAATGTTTTACCGGTTCTAACCTCCATGCTTAGATAAACAATTTTATTTTTATTTAATATGTTTACGGCTTTTTCAGATATTTCTAATTGATACGGTCTTAGTTTCATAATTAAAACATTGTTAATTGTTGTTGATGTTCTTTTAATCTTTTCATTGCTGCATCGTAGTAATCTTTGTCAAGTTCACAAGCGGTAAGGTCAAAGCCTAAATTGTGACAAGCTAAAGCAATAGAGCCACTACCCAAGTGAGTATCAAGTATCTTATCGCCTTCTTTTGCGTAATTCATTAATAACCATTCATATAATTTAACAGGCTTTTGTGTTGGGTGTAGCTTACCTCCGTTTTTATTATTACATCCCATTGCCGAGCCTCTTGACATGTCAAAACATCTGATTGTTTTATTAAAACTTGACCAAGCTAATTCTGCATCTGACATTGTGAAATCTCTTTGTACCTTATTCCATATCAAAAAACATTGTGTTGGTTTTTTAATTTTATCTATAAAGTAATTCCCCCCCCATATTATTTGGTTTTTACTTACTCTAAATAATTCATCAAAATACTCTTGACTTGGTGTTTCATTATCCCATTCCGTTTCTTTATATTGCTTAAAACCTTGTTTTCCTTTATTAGCATTCATTGCCTTGTCTATACCAATACCATAAGGCGGGTCTACAATAGCAAGGTCAAAATAGTTATCGGGATACCTTGCCATTAGTTCCATATTATCTTCGTTTGTTATTTCTATCATGATTATATTAATTTAATTATTTTAAAATGGGATTTCATCTTCTTGTTTTATTTTATTATTATTAATAATTTCAAACCATCTGTTTCCGTTTGTATTACCTTGCTTGTAATCTAAGTTTAAAAAATTAGCATATTTTTTAACCCAGGTAGTAAATTTCTTTTGACTTAAATACTTTTTATAATCTTGATATTCATTTGTAAACAATGTAAACATTTCAATTTTATTATATCTTACATTAAAACTAAAGTTGTCATCTTCACTAATCCATTCGTAAAACTCCATTGAAGATTCAGCTATAAATTTTCTCATTTTTATATTCTTAGCGTTTTGTTTTATTAACCCTAATTTTAAATAAGATTGTAAACAGTATATCATGTAATTATCAAAACATAAAAATTCCTCATCACTCCAATCGTCAAACAATTGGCGCCCAAATTCATCATAAGGTGTTAAATCTTTACCGTAATATTGTGCGATTTCTATTTCATGCCTTCTTCTATCATGGCTATTGCCCTCACCTTTAATAGCGTAATTTGTACTTAATAACATTTTTGGGCTTTCTTCAACCTTTAATTTTATAGCGTCTTTGTTTTTACGCTCTAATGTCATTCCTTCAGTAACTAAGCTAAACTTACTTTCAAAGTCAAAGTTCTTTTTAACGTCATCAAAAACTAAAACATTTGTCTCCTGGCTAACTGTTTGATATGGAAAACTCTTTTTGTCATCAAAACTTTTACCGTCCAAAATACTGACTTTTCGGATTTGTTTTAACCCTTGAACAAATAAACCTTTTCCAGTTCCACCTTCCGGATTGTCAGAAATAACCTCATCATTTAAAATAACAGCCTTATTATTCATTTTATTTTTATAAGTACTCATTAAGTAACCAATAACAACTTCAACCGCTAAAGGTTCGTTATTACTTATATTACTTATAAATTGCTTATATTCATTTTCAAAATTATTTAATTGCTTAAAATCTCTGTTAATTATTTGACTTTTCCAAACGTAACCGTTTACGTCAATGTAATCAACCAATTTAATTGATTCTTTTGTTATCTCTAAAATACCATTTTGAAAAGCAATAAAACTTTTATGTTTTTCATCATTCAACATTTTTAATTCAATAGTATCTAGCATTAATAAATAATTATCACTAAATAAATTTTGATAAGTACTGCAATAATTCCAAACGTCAAAAGCAGAACGCTCAGATAAATAGTTTAAAACAAAATCTTTTATTTTTTCGATTGATGTTTCGCTAACTTTATTACTTTCAATGTAAACAAAGTTTGATCTTTGGCTGTCAGTTGGAAAGTATTTTTTAAATCCGTTACGCTCTAAAAATAATTTATATTTTAGTGAATCAATAGTTATTTTTTTATTTCCGTTTTTATCTTCTTTAATATGCCAAAAATCGTCATGTTCATCAGCTTCTTTTATTTCCTCAAAAACATCTTCTGAAATATTGTATTTCTGTATTACTTTATCTTTTCCCTTGTTTAAATCCGATTTAATCCTTTTTAATGTATTATAATCTTCAAAATACTTAGAACCAAACGCTCTAATTTTATAAGCGCTTTTAATAGCGTTTAATTTACCCTTTTCATCTTGACAGTTTCCATTAATATACTTGTTATAAATATAACTTTCTGCAGTACCTTGGGAAACTCCATATTCACAAAATTGACCAGCTAAATCAAAAATAAAATTATTCTTTTCACCATCAACAAAACTTTTATCAAAGTTAAAAGACATGATTTTTTCAATAATTACGCTTTCATCATTTATCAATAATGTTGGCACCCTTTCAGAATACGTAAAACCAGTATCAAATATTTCTGCTTCAAATATTTCAGCTTCATAATTAACAAAAATATTTTTATCATAACTTTCAAAACAAACTCTGTCAACATTACTGTTCGCAATGTCAAAATAATCTAATTTAAACCGGTTTTGAAACTCTTTAAATATTTTTGGGTGTGTTTCCTTAGTTAAATCATTAGAAACCTTTAAAACGCCTTTAATTCCGTTTCCGCTAGGTGAAATAAATAATAAAACAAAATGATTTATCTTTTTTAACTCTTCTAAGTGGTTTAACATTATTTGTTCATTCGGATATTTGTCAAAATCAACAACCATTAAACCGGAATGTTGTTTTAATCCGTTTCCATTTCTTTCTGTAAATTCTCCAGCAAATAAAATAGAAGGTAAATTTCTTTTGTGTGAATCCTTTTCAGCTTTGTTTTTTGCGTTTCTTATTTTTAATATTGAATCTTTAGAACTGCCGTTTTTAATTCTTTCAACTATTTTAGATAAACTAACAATGTAAGGAACATCTTTAGATTTATACAAATTCTTAAAAATAGATACTTTTATGTCTTTCATAATTTATTGTATTTAGTTTTATTTTTTACAATAGTACACTTTATTTTTGTTTTTTCCTATACCCCTATGGAAAATTTTATTTTTTTCTAGGGGGGGGGGTCAAAAATCGGTTTCAATGTGTACTATTGCGATTTTTTTCGTTTAAAGTGTTGATTTTAAATATATTAAACAGTACACATTGAAATGTTAAATTTGCTCAGATCCGTTGTTAATTAAGATTTTATCTGATATTTCTGTTAATTCTTTTGGATTTAAAGAGTAAGCTGCGCAAACTTCTTGTAATTTACTAAAGTCATTATAATCAAATTTATTTAATAACCATTGAATGAACTCTAATTTATTAGCTACTAATTTATCTCCTAAATCTTTTTCGTCAACCTCTTCAACCTTGGCAAAGTAATTGTTTTCAATGTCTAATAAATCAGCCATGGTTCTTTTAACGTTGTTTTTAACCCTTTGTTTAAATATACCGATAGTATTAACCTCTTCTAAAAAATGTAGGTTTACAAATGAGGTTATAATAGCTCCGCTGATTTTTTCTAGTTGTTTTTCTGTTAGATTCATTTTAAAATAATTCTGTTTGTTTAATATCTTGTTTTTTTATTATACCTAAAGCAGTTTCAAAGATTGTTTTACCAGCTTCATAATCTACAAGGTTTCTTGCTATCTTATTTGTTGGTTGTTTACCTTTGTATTTATAAAAATCGTAATCGTGAAATTCACATAATCTTTTAACTTCATTTACTCCTTGACTTATACCAATAGGAGGTCTTTCGTTTATATTATTTTGTAAATTAAAATTAGTCCAATATAAATGTCTACCTCTTTTCTTTGATGGTATTAAAGGAGTATAAAAAGGTATTACATTCTCTACAACATACCTACCTTTAAAAAAATTATCTAAAAATATTACTTCTTGATAAAGTTTCATATCTGGGTATTTCATTTTAATTTTATTCTTATTACTTGTAACTAATCTACTATGCGTAGGACAAGGAGGCGAACTCCAAATAAAATCAAACTCTTTGTAATGGTCTAAAAGATATTGGTGTGCATCTGCTACTATTACTGTATCGTTTGGGAAACGCTCTTGATATAGTTTAGCAAGTTCCTCATCCCATTCAACAGCAGTAACCTCTATATCTTCTTTTACTTCATTCCACTTGTATCTGTTTCCACCTAAACAAGCGTATAAATTCAATATCTTCATTTTAATATGTATTTATTATTTCGTAATTGTTTTTTAATTTCCAGCTAAAAGAATCTACCTTTAATTTTACCGCTTCTAATAATTCTGAATGAAAAGAAACGTCTAGTTTTTCAAGATACAATTCAAGTTCTGATTTTTCTCTAACTTTACCATCTAAAACAACAGCATTATCACTAATTTGTAAATATAAGTTTTTACAAAATTCTGAGTAATTACAATATATTTTAAAGTTGTTAATGCTGTGGGTAATATTACTCCTGTTGTAATAATAACCTTTTAAATTTAATAAATCTGCAATGTACTGAGTTGTAAATCCGTTTTCTTTATTTAATACATAATATAAAACTGATCTTGCTTCAATGTAATTTCTTTGCCTTGTTTTCTCTAATATATTAAAGCCACAAATATCATTTAGTTTATTTATTGTTTCCTCTACTATTATATTGTTTTTCATTCTATTTAATTTTAAAGTCTTTATTTGTCTTTATGTTTTCTGTTGTCTTTATTTCTTTAATAAGTTCTTTGGCTTCTTTTAAAGTATCAAATTCACCTATTAATTGAAATTTTTTCTGATATACTTTTGTCTTTTTCATATTAATAATATCTATATTCATAAAATGATTTTTTTGCAGATTGTATTTCTTGCTCTAGATAATCTGTAAAAGTATTATAAATGTAATCTAGTTGCATGTCAGTTAATTCGACTAATTTATCTTTTACCCATATCTCGCAAAACATTTCGTTTGAATGTTCATGTATTTCTATTTCTACATGATATTCGTCAGTGCTATGGTTAAGACTTGCAAAAGTTGGTAAATTATGCAAATTATCTGTATC